TTAGTGCTCTCTGGTAGAATACATTCGTCAATAGTTTGAGGACGATACTTTTCTACCCAAAGAAACAAGTTGGACATAATCAGGGTTCGAGTGCGATGAAATAGTTGAGGGAGGAGTTGGAGAGACTGGTGAAATTAGCAATGTTACGCTTAGAGATGCATACATGGTAACTACCAGGAAGCAGTTTCAGATTCTCAACCTTGAAACAGTAGCAGAAATTCATCCGCTCCTTAGTCATGTTGCCAGGATTCTCGAAGACAGGTTTCTTCAGTGGCAGTGAGAAGACATTAGAAGTATCATTCTTCTTGTCCTTTACACAGATACTATACTCACCTTCGTATCCATAAATGCAGAGGTCTTCCACACCATAGACTTTAGATGCCTGCATCAGTTGCTCTAGGTCCTGCTGAGGCAGGTCAAAATTCAACTCAGGGTCAGGAAGGTCAGGGTTAAACTCAGGGACCTTACCGATGATCTCGGGGTCACTGTAGTAGAAGGTGGTCTTACCCTTAGTATCTTCATCATAGATCACAACCTTCTTACTATCAGGGAAGAAGAGAGTGGGACTCTTGAAGAGGGATAGAGCACCAAGGAAGAGAGGCAGATCATAGATTGCCATGTCCTCAGGAATGCCTTCACGAATTTGCGTGGCAGCGATGATATTCTTATTAACTGACATCGTTTCAATAAACTTACCAGTCTCAATAAGGATAGACTTGTTAATAGCACTAAAGTTACGCAACACATCAATGGTTTGCTTGCTCAATTTAACAGTTTGTCTTGCTTCAAGTTGCATAATTACTGGGGGTAAGTTTCGATTTGTGTGGACTGGTCGCTGAAGTGAATCAGCAACACTGCATAGTGTAGCACCTTCATGAGATCGCGTCTAGCGGTGCCTTTCTTGTCATAGCGAGAGGCATACTTCAGGATGTTACTCCTGCAGAATGCCTCAGCGTCACCACAAGCATTGATGAGATCAAGGGTTTGGATACCATCAGGACCACTGGAATAGTGTGCCCTGTAGGTATCCGAAATGTAGTCTTGCAACTCCTTGATGATCTCGTTTTCGTTATACTTGTTTGCCATAATAAAACAGAGATTATCTATACAGAATATCAGAGATTGAGAGGATTGTCAACGGAAACATCAACGTCAGCGTCAATCTTATCATACAATTCGATGAATGATTGCTTGGTCTCATCATCGAAACGGTTGAGGCACACCTTGATTGCCTTCACACGGTCAGAGAAGATGCTGTAAGCACGGATGATGTGGACGAGACGACGGGTGGAGATCACTTCATCGACACCACCATCCTTGAAAGTCTTACGGATGATGTCTGCCCATGCAACAAGATTCTTAATGTAATCATCGTCACAGCACTGCAACTCAGCACAGTAGTTGTTGAGCATCTTAGTCTCAATAGAAGGAGCGGGATAGTCCTGCTCAAAGGTCACAGGGAAACGCTCAAGGAATGCCTCATTGAGCACGTTGGTGCCAACGAAACGACCGTCATCGCTACCCTTACCCTTGGTGTTAGCAGTAGCAAAGATGTTGAATCCAGGTGCAGGTGTGACCTGACGACCAATCTTCTTAAGGAAGACACCCTTGCCCTCAAGGATAGACTGCAGGCAGAGGATCTTGTTAGACGCAAGGTCAATCTCGTCAAGCAGCAGGACAGCACCACGCTCAAGTGCTTCGATCACAGGACCGTTGTGCCATACAGTGTTACCATCGACAAGACGGAAACCACCGATAAGATCGTCTTCATCAGTTTCTACAGTGATGTTGACACGGACCAACTCACGTCCGAGTTGAGCACACGCTTGCTCTACTCCGAGAGTCTTGCCGTTTCCAGAAAGTCCAGTAATAAAAGTTGGGTAGAAAATCTTGGATTTAATAATCTTCTTAAGATCTGTAGCGTTGCCAAAGGGTACATAATTGGCATCCTTGGAAGGGATAAGAGATTCAGTCTGCTTCACGACAGTTTCAAGTTGCTCACGCACTTCCTGCACTGAGAGATTCCACTTGCCGATACCTGCTTTGTGATTCTTGAGACGCTTCTTAACAGTGGCAAAGGAGCAAGAGAAGTGCTCAGCAGCACCAAGCAATTCCGTGGTGCCGACCTCCTCGCCATGCTTGGCGGAAAGATAGTTAATGATGTCGTCGGTGGTCACGGGGTGTGGTGCGAAAGTCATGTGTTTCTTTGTTGTGTATACAGTTATTATACACAGGTGAGGGGGGAATGGTAGTCCACCCATGACGGTTTTCTATCTGGCACACGCAGGTAGTTGGTTGCCACCCATGGTTTACTTGCCACATACCGTTGGTATGCAGTGATAGTATCAATGTCTTCGTCATACTTCCACTGATCGGGCATTGCACGAGCGAATGGAGTGTGATCTTCAGGACAACCTGACTGGTATGTTAATGCACAAAGGTGGATTGTTGGTTGACATGCGTGTGTCTTACCGTATCTATATGTATACTCCTCACACAGAGAAATACCATGTTGCATCAACCACTGGATGTTGTCATCAGATTCTGCTACCCACTTGGTGCATGGATGATTGCGAAATGCACCCTTCTCTGTACGATAAGGAGTCCCATCCTTCTTCAGGACAGGACCAGTATTGAGATACCATTTACTGAATACCACTGCGAGCATTTGACAACACTCCAGTGGCATCTTAACAATGTGTTTGTCTGGCAGCATAGTCGCTGCCAAGACTGGATCTTCATCCACTGCAAAGATATTCATGCAATTTGAGTGATAAAGGACGAAAGAATACGCTTGTTGTTTGCTTTTGCGTTAAGAGTCTTCTTGAAGGCACGAGTGATCTGTGCCTTGGTTGCATCTTCCTGCACTTCAAACTCTACATCATCATTCAACTTGTTGCTTTGGATAAGAAACAACTCTTGATAACCCATGATAGGTGCTGATGTTGCTTTCTGCTTTTTGAATACAGCAGAGCAAGCATTCTTCTGTGCCTGAGTAAGATCGTTGAAGTTGTTGATGATGTAACCAATGTCACGAGCACTGCCGAGACGGAAACCAGTGAAGTTACACTGTGGGAAACGACCCTTCATGTAACGGAGGATAGATTCAGTCATGTAGTTACCCCACTTAGGAAGGTTGTAAGTACGACCAGTCTTACGGCAACGAATAGCAGTGTTTGGTGCCATGGCAGAGCGATGAATCTCATCATCATAGGAAGATTTTGTCCAGTATCCAGACCAGTTGCTCTCACCATCAGACAGAATAGTGACGTGGCACTTCTCAACACTATGCTTAGTAGAGAATTGAGGAATGATGGTCTGGAGTGACATGATTGCCTCGTTTAGAGGGGTGCCACCGAGCATCAGGTGACCAGGCACAGCATCAGGGACAGGACGCTCAAGGAATGGATTGCGGTTGCCGTAGCGTTGCTCATACATCTGAGTCACACGGAAGAGATTCCTAGCATAGCGGTCAAAAACACTGTTACTAAGGTCTCCATTGAGGAATTCAAGGAGATGGAAGTGCTTGCCGATGTAGAAAGTATTTTCCTTGCCAACATGCTCATCGTAGTCACGGATGTCACCGTATGATGCATCATTTACGAAAGCAAAAACACTGAATGGGATGCCTGCTTTGCGACAGAAGAAGCAAAGTGATAGCAGTTGCTTGTAGGTATCATGGATAACTTCTGCCATGGACCCTGACCAATCAAGGAGAAAGATCAGACCATGATTCTTGCCATCAGGACGGATAGTAACCTTCTTGAAGAGGTCTTCATTATAAAGATACTGGTGAAGTTTGGCAGTGTCAAGTACACCAGTCTTAGAGATGGACTCGCGAGCATGTGATGCAGCAGACTTCTTCATCTCAAACTCTTTCTGGAGGTATGAGACCTCACGGGTGCAAGATTTCTTGAAATCGTTGTAGTTTTGGTCAGCAACAGTGAAGTCAATCGGAGTCTCTGGCAAGACAGGGTGCCGCCACTCAGACCAGTATTGCTCAGAGATTTTGTTGATGGTTTTAGGACTGATAACAACGTGATCTGGGTCAATATCAGGGACCTCAACATACTTTGACTGAGCGTATTCGTTGTGGGATGCAATGTCCTCTAGTGCCTCTGCCAATGACTGATCAGTCATTGCCTCTTCACCTCCCTGACGGGTGTATGAAGGGGTTTCAAGGTCAGCATCCTGATTACCTTCGCTATCACCCCCTTCCTCTTGCTCATCATCACCTTCGTCAGATTCGTCAGAAGGTTGCTCATCTTGTGCCTCTTGCTGGTCGCTGCCACCACCAGAATTGTTGTCTACTTCAGGCAAATCAGCGATTTTCTGCTGCTCTTTCTCTGCATTTTCAAACTCTTTGATAGCGACAGCAGCATCGATAGCATCTTGGAAAGTCTCTGCCTCACCTACTGCATCGCGAAGAGGAATCTCCTCTGCAGTGAAGGGCATAAAGGCATTTGCACCCAGTTTGTAGTAAAGATTGATGCGATCGATCAGTTTAAGAGTCTCAACGTTGATCTCCTTGACGCTGAAGAAATCATCCTCGTGAAGTTGCTTGTATCCACCGTAGAAATCCTTGGAAATACCTGCAAATTTACGCTTCATCAACTTCTCAATGCGAGCATCCTCGGTCACATTGACATAGGACTTAGGGCAGGGAAGATTTTCCAAAACGTCATCGTCTGGAGTGAAGAGAGCGTGTCCTACTTCGTGTGCAACCAGCAGATTGAAGACAATTTCCTTAGCATTCCAGATGGGGAGAGTCAGGACGCGGCGATGCACGTCGAAGGATGCGGTGCTCACTGCCTTGTGCTCAACAACAAGGTTTTCAGTGGCGAGGAGTTTGGCGAGAGTGCCTTTGACTTCTTGTACGGTCATGCGTTTCGTGTCTATGCATCTATTATACACACCCACAAGGTCCCCGAAAGGGGTAGGGTGCCACTTTATAGACTGTCTTGCTTCATGGTCGAGAAATCACCCACCTTATCAAAGGTGACCACAGTATCAAACTTGTCCAGAAGGATGTCCCCCTTGTGACTGATGACAAATAGGTTGGTGCGCTCGTCCATACCCCTCAAAATCTTCATCAATTCGTCTGTAGCAGCAGTATCAAGGGAAGAATCGAATACTTCGTCAAGGATGAGGAGATTGGTCGATGCAGAGTTTTTCATCTTGGCAATATCACGCCAGCAAAACAGCAAAGATAGGTCAATTTTCTGCTTTTCACCCTCTGAAAACGATGCATAAGAGAATACATCACGACAACGAGAAAGAATCTTCTCATTGAATTCTTCGTCCAGTGTGAAGTTGACAAAGAAGTCCATGGACTGCAGATATTTATTGATTAAACTGTTAAAAATAGGCACAAATTTACTAATAACCTTACTCTTAATGCCACTGTCTCTGAGGAGGGTGGATACAATTTTTAGGTTGTCAAACTCTTTGCTAACGCCAGCGCAACGCTCTACATTTTCAGCAAATTCTAGCTCATATTGGTCTAATTTTACCTTTTCTGAATCAATATCTGGAGTCTCTTTGTTGCACTCGGCCATGATGTTTTCATTCTCTTTAAGCAGTCGTGCTACCTGCTTATCAATGCTCAGATTATCGCTCTGTAATTCAATAATTGACTGCCCATAACCCTTTAGATCACGCAGTTTGTCATAGAGAAGACTGACTTGCTCATCGATCTTTTTATAACCATCATTGTACTTGACACGACGTGACTCAGCGTCCACCAGTTGACGATGTTTATGCTCTTCTTCTAGGGTTTGACTGCATGTTGGACACTTATCATGCTTGGTATAAAACTTATGATCTTTCTCTGCCTTATTTTTATTCTGCTCAATCTTAGATCGCATGTCACGAAGACTTTCATACTTCTCCTGCACGTCAGCCTGACTGCTAACACTCTGTGCTAGCACACTCATAGAGTGATCATTCTCTTTCTTGCGTGTATTCAGATTGACAATGGTATCTTCGTTGGTAGTAAACTTATTGTGCAGTTTTTGAATCATTCCTTCCTGCAACTCAGTGAGTTTATGGATGGATGCACGTTGGTGATTTAATTTTGTCTCACAAATCTCCAGCGTGTGCTTACATGCTGTGAAATTATCCTTATTATCTTTGACTCGATCCTTCAGGATCGCATTCATTTTTGAGAAGATCTTGATGTCCAGTAGGTCTTCGACCACCTCTCTTCTGTGAGTAGCAGGTAACTGCATAAAAGGGACAAAAGTTGAAGAACCAAGAATAACCACTTGAGTGAAAGACTTGTAGTTAAATTTGAGAATGCTCTGCTCAAGATATTTCTGGTAGTCCTTGTTTGCAGCGGACTGATCAAGGAGTTGTCCGTTTCTATGGACCTTAAATACGTTGGGTTTGATGCCTCTGATGACATGATAGTTTACCTTACCAATAGAAAACTCAACCTCTACGACGCACTCCTTCTCATTTACACTGTTGATCAGTTGAGACTTGCTAATTTTACGGAAAGGTTTATTAAATAGCACAAAGCACAGGGCATCCAACATAGTGGACTTACCTGCGCCGTTGGACCCGACAACAAGATGTGACTTGGACTCGTTGAGAGTCATTTCTGTGAAGGTATTACCTGTGCTCAGGAAATTCTTCCAACGAATCTTTTCAAATACGATCATTTATCTTGCGGTGGCGGGATAACAAATTCATCAACATCAATAATGGCAAAACGATAACCATATTGACGACAATTTTCTTTAACAGTTGCCTCGTCTACCTCCTGGACGGAGAGATCACGAGGGTATTCATCTGCCTTCAGCATTATATAATAACGTTCTGCGTCATCCTTGTCAACGAATAACTGGACGACTCGCTCCATGGCTTCATCATCTCTAACTGCATATACTCCACCTGATTTATTGTCAGTCAGGACAAACATTAGACCTCCAACGCTTCCACATAAAGGGACTTAAGAATACCAAAGATCTCGTCGTGATTTTTATACTCAGAGACACACGATTCTAGGATAGAAAGGGTGTCTTCAACCTCAATCTCTTCATCAATTTCACCCACCTCCTGAGTCATGTCTTCAACAATCTTCAGGTCTGCTAGGTCAATCTGCTGAAGTTTCCTTACGCACCGATCAAACTTAACTTGATCCTTCTCAGATCCTACAATTAGTTTAACATAGGTCCCTTCCAACTGTGAGAAGGTAGAGACATCAATGTCATCCTTATAGTAAACCTTATTGAAGGTGTTATATGGATTTGCGATGAATTCCATCGACAAATCATCTGTATTTAGGACATGAAATCCACGATCATATCCATAATCATTCCAATATAATTGATAAGGGTTGCCGAGATATTGAATAGGACCCTGCCTACTCTTCATATGATAGTGACCAGAGCATGTCAGGTCAAACTTTTCAAAAGGAGAGCGATCAATACCATGGTCCATCTTAAGACCAGGGATAACTTCAAACCCATTCAACTCAAGGTGTCCTAGACACACTCGTGCCTTGGATGCTTTCACCTTTTTCATGACTTGATCCTGATTTTCAGGACAAATCCATGGCAGGAGAAGGAAGTTTGTCTTACCAAACTTCTTAGAGGTAGGTTCTGTGATAACTTCAATGTTGTTGTAGTCACCCAGCAACAACTCAGGTGCATTTACCTTAAGAGTATTCTTGTAATAGATGTCATGATTACCCACCAACATAGACATACGGATGCCACGCTCAGCGAGTGGATCAAACCACATCTTTCTTGCTGCTTCTAGTGAGTTAAAATTCACATACTTTCGACGATCAAAGGTATCACCTAGGCACAAAACCTGAGTGATACCTTCTCTGTCAATATATGGGATAACTACGTTTTCATAAAATTTCTGATACAGTTTGGTGTAAAAAGAATTGTCATTCCTTACACCAAAATGCTGATCAGTTATCAATAGAATCTTCATTCCTTTTACCATTCTCTAGATCACGGAGGCGGCGACGCCAATAACCACGGTCATTTCTATCGGAGCAGGGGTTGTCACGCTCTTGGGCGTCATGCAACTCTTGATTTCCGTCTCGTGCCATTACAGTTTAACTCCTTGTGTAGTGTTTACGACTCTAGTGTACAAATGCATTGTATCCTCTTGGAGGCACTTGAGGTGCCACCTAGTCATCTTAAGCACACCCTCATATGTGGCACCTGTAAGAAAGTTAGCGCCAAGGGGATCCTTAAGGACACTGGTGTAAAGACCGAATCTAGTCTTCTTAACATAGAAAGCATCATCGATCCACTCAGTGTCTGGGGGAATGATCTTCTCAATCGTTGGGTTAGATCCCAGCGATGTAGCAAGGGTCGATCTCTTAGTTGTAGTCGAAGTTTCCATTGAAGTTGATAGAGATTGCTACCCGCTTTCCAATCGCAGGTTGTGTGCGATGCCTTAACCAACCAGGAAACAAAAGGAAGTCACCTGTGGTGCATGGCATCGACTGGGATAGTATAGCATCATCTACTGATTTGGCAAGAGGGGTAAAGCGACGGATGTGATCAAGGGGATCACAAAACTCAATGTCGCCGCCCTCACCCTTTTTCAAATAGAAGACCGATGCAACATGTGCTTGGCGGATGCCAGCACTATGCGAGTGCTCCTGTGTGAAGTCACCGTCTATATGTAGGTTAGCCCATGATGCGACTGGTTGGATATGTGCAGGGCAATACCCTAGGTCTTTGTCCCAGTATTCAATTACATGAGGGATCATCTGACCCACAATCCAATCGAATTCTTTATAGACATGTAAATCTAATATCTGCTCACCAGTACTTACACCTGTCTCACCTGACCAAGCACCTTTTTCACACGAGTCCCATATGTCGCGTAGGATATCCCACGTCAGTTGGATTTCTCTTGCAGTGCCAGAGATAAAACCTTTCTTTATTGGGATATCAAACATTAGTTTCGCATATTGGTTTCGATTCTACTCTTAATTGAATTCATGTCAGCATGGTTGTCATTCTCATCTGAGTGGAAGACTTGATCGTAACCATTCTTCTCAATGAGTTTGTCACGAATGTCCATCTGACGCTTCTCTTTGGCAATACGACGCAGAAATGCATAGTAAACAATCTGTGTGAAGTATGCGAAAGGATTCTTACTCTTAGCAGGATCGAAGTTATCGATGTATTGGACACAATTTTCTACACCATCGGAGATCATGTCCTCCTTATACATGTAGTTAATAAAATTAGGTCTATATGACAGGTGGGTGGCAATCTTCAAGAAGCAATCCCCTAGGTAGTGAGTGATCCTAGGTTTAGGTCTGTCTTGTAGCTTTGCAGTCTCAACTGCTTCTCTATACTTAACGATCTCGCTAAGAAACTTTTTGTTATCAACGTAATGTTGTTTTTTCTTAGGAGGCATTACAGTCATATTTAATTTTTCTCACAGATACATTATAAAGGTTTATGTGTGAAAGGTCAAGCTTGACAACTCTAATAATAATAATTATACTCAACCATGTAAGGGTTGGAAACAAATACTACTTAGAGCTATTCTTCCACTGATCCTCTAGTCGTTTTCTCATCTCTGAGACTTTACCGACTAGACCCATGTTTTCATTCACGGGCACACCAGGATCAGGATCACCATCATCTCTGCCTTCTTTCCTCCACCACATCTTGTACATCATGATTGCCTCTGTAGACATCGGGGCAATAGTTACAATATCTGGCTCTTGGATAATATAAAATTCTTCATCTGCCCAAAGCATCCACTTTGTGAAGCCTGCTGCTAGACCCATCTCACCATCGGGTTTCTCTATTGGGGTGAGAGTGGGGCACAAGGGGTCAGACACATATACCATAGTACAGTTATCTTCATTGGTGGCGATCATCGATCCCATTACTTCCTCACCAGACACCAACTTGACGATGCCGTAGAATTCGTTGTCGTGACGGATGTAGTTAATCATTTTCGTAGGTTTACCTTAGTGATTTCATAATCAAATTTCTCTTCCTCATAGATTTTCAATCTTTCAATGAGGTGACGGAGAGTATAGTTGTGTCTGCTACCTCGGGAGCAATCATCGGCAATGTCATACAACACTGCCTGTGCTTTGTTATCTCCTTTACGCAAGACACGCCCAATAGACTGGAGGTTTCTTACTCTTGATTTGGATGGACTCGCAAAGATTACATTATGTAGGTTGCGAATGTTGATGCCTGTAGAGAATGTGCCGTAGGATGCAAGGATGATTGCATTCTTCTCTTGCTCACAGATTTTGCGAGCCTCTTCTCTTTCGACAGCATCGACACCACCATGGATAAAGAAGATCTTACGATCTTTACTCACCTTATTATTTAGCATCTCCCACAGAGGGTCTCCGTGCTTCTCGATGTAGTTGAATAGGATGAGTGTATTGCCGTCTAGATCCTCTGCTAGATTACAAATTAGGTTATTTCTCTTAGGATGTGTTACTATGTAATCCATCTCTTGCTGATAGGAATCGAATGGCACATGACCATGCTGCAACAACAGGCATTTCACTTTCAGTGGTGTCAGCTGTCCCTTTTTCATTAGATCGACAGTTGTGGTCACCTTATCACAGCGTCCGAATAGACCCTCCAGCACCAACTGATGACTGTACATACCATCTAGGGTCCCTGTCAGACCCACACGATAGCGGGCGTCATGACATTTATTCAGAATACCTGTTAGACTTTTCGCCTTATACAGGTGTGCTTCATCGCCAATGATTACATCAAATCTTTCAAAGAATTTCTTGGGCTCTTTGTATATGCTTTGCCATGTAGAGATAACAACAGGCGCTTCCACATACCTTTCCTGTCCACCCATAATCTGATGGACATAAGCATCTGCTTTCCACCCGTAGTCTTTGAAGTCTTGCGTCAACTGCGAGACCAGAGAGACTGTGGGCACAATGATTAGGATCTCTCGCTCCGCTTTAATATGCCAACGGACCAAACCATAGATGATCAGCGATTTTCCAGATCCTGTAGGCGAGAGTAGTAACTTGCGACGCTGCTTAATTGCCGTGAAAAGTGCTTTGAGTTGGTAGTCGCGAATCTTAAATGGCAGTCCCAGAGATCTAACAAAAGACGCCACTGATTCTGGTGATACATATTCTTCCTCATCATTTGGTAGACCAAAGTATTTACTATCTTTGATCGTGTATTCGTATCCTTTCTCGTCAAGATACTGTGTTAGGTAATCATATAGTCCGACATAGATCTCTCCTGTGCCAGGAGAATACAATCTGATCTTGCCGTCCCAAATTCTCCTCTTATATTGCGGCATGAATTTAGCGCCAGGCACTTCAAACTGGAAGTGCTCGCTTAATTCTTTATGGATATGTTGCTCACCTTCAACCTTCAGAAAAACTTCGTTTTTCTTTTCGATAGTTATCATCTGATA